GATGACCTCGATGCCGTTCTGGTTGTAGTGGGTCGGGTTGTGGACTGGGTCGTTCATGGTTTTCCTCGGTAAAAGTATGACGGCTTTGTTCTCCTGGCGCCGTCTGACCAGAGCGGTTATAGCGTTCGCTCAACGCGGTGGACGTGGTGGGAGTCGCACCCTCCGTCTCGCTGCCTGCCTGCCGGGTCCGGTTCGCAGGGCCTCGTCCCGTAACTAAGTTACTGACCTTCCTTGGGTGGGCGCTTGTCCATGTCTTCCCATGCGATGAGATTGATGAACGTGTTGGTGAGGTCGAGCTTGATGGTCTTGCCATCGGGCGTCACGAACTTACCGGCGGCGAGCTTGGCCCGCACGGGGTAGCCCTCCTCGGTCTTCTCGTCCGTGTCGATTTCAAGGATGAGCGAGTAGTTGCCCTCCCAGTCAGTGCTGAGGACAACACCAGCGTTCTGCGTGGTGTAGGTGCCGTCGTCCAGCTTGGTTCGGAACTTCAATCCTGCGGTGCGTTTTCTAGCCATTACCAATCGTCTCCATCTTCGTCTGAGGGTTCGGGTGCCGGTGCCGCTTTCGGCGCTGGCTTCTTAGCAACCGGCTTGGTTGCTTTCTTCTTTGCTGCGGGCTTGGGCGCCGCTGCTTTCTTCTTGGCGGCGCCTGCCGTCAAGGGGTAGAGGCACAGGCCGAGGTTCTGGCCGAGCGCCACTGCTGCCCGCTTGAGCGAGTCGGTCGCTGCCTCAGCGATAGCGAAGTCGAACGCCTCGTTGTTCGAGCGTCCCGAGGCGAAGCCCAGCGCTAGGCCGTCCTTCGTCACCGTGACGGGCTCGCCGTCCGCTGGCCGGATGGTGACCGTGAGGCGACCATGAACGAAGGCGCTCATGTTCTCGCGGTCGGGGGTACATTGGATGACCTCGAAGCTCCAGCCCAAGGGGCCGAACAGCTCGTTGAGGCGCTGCTTGGTGTACCGCCCGGTGACGTAGCTGAGGCCGGAGCGTTCACTTACGAACTCCGGGCTAACGTCTTGTTGTAGGGCTGTTGCTGTATCGCTCATCGTTGGTTACCTTCCGTATATAGATAGACTGTCACAGATTTCCGTGGGCGTCAAGGGCTACGCCGAACTCTTCGTTGCACTGGTCGAGGGTGACGGCCCATCGTGGGTCGCGCTCGATGATGAAGGGGCGCAAGTCCCAGAACATCCGCCACTTTTCCTTGGGGTGCTTGAACAGGCACTCTGCGGCGATGACGCCGAACTCCAGGTCGAGGACGTGGAGCTGAGTCTGCACCTGGTTCCAGTAGTACGGGGCCACCTCGTTGCGGGCCCAGCCTACGCTCACAGACTTCTTGATTTCGAGGACCGTCTTGTCCCCCGGTTCGAGGCGGGAAAGGCCCTGTAGCACGTTGCTGACCTGCTCCACGTCGTGGCAATAGTTGGTCCCGGGTGCCTTGTGCTCGTCGTAGCCGATGAAGCAGTCAACCGTGGCGGCGATATGCGGCCACTCGTCGTTCACGAACATGGAGTTATCCGGCTCCACTGGACAGCCCAGCATGTCGCCCACCTTGGCGATGATGTTCTCTTCGTCGTGCGCCCCGTGGGCCATGCTCACCACGTTGTACGGGTGGAACTCTTTCTCTACCCCCAGGAACTTTTCCTTGATGATGCCCTCGCGCGTGTTGTCCTCGAAGAACCAGCCATACTTCTTGGGCAAGCTCGACGGCCCAATCCACCCGGTGATGGTCGAGGCGCCGAGATACTTCTTGCGGATGCCAAGCCACTCCTCGCGGCTCGATGCGTCCCCTACCTTGTTTATGCTCATATAGATAGACTGTCATAAATAAATCGCATCGTCAACCCTTGACGCCAACTAATCCATCGAGTACCCTCATTTAGACTCTTAGTAATACTCTAGAGCTACTCTCTTCAGTAGCTACAGAGTATGCGCTCCGGACAGAGAAGGGACAGGGTGACAGATAGATTTGACAGCCGGGAAATGGCATGGCAGTCTATCTATATGAGGCGCTGAACGCACTTTGGCAATCAGCCCTCGCGGCCATCGAGGGCGGGGTCCGGGACAGGCCCCGCCCGTGCCGTTTACCTGGAGGTAGCATGTTCAAGGACTTTGACGACGCCCAAGCACAGCTCTGGCCTCACTCCTGCCCGGCCTGCGGATACGCAGCCTTCATCGGCATGAACCAGGTGAAGTGCGTGACTGTTGGCTCGTGCATGAACTTCGACCAGAAGGAGAGCGACCGCTGGGTCAGCATCCGGGACGAGCTGGAGCCTACTGAGCCCCTCCTGTCCCTTCCCGGCCTGGATGAGGCGAACCTCTTTATCCACGCCAACCCCCAGAACACGGTGATGGCCAAAGACTGGCACCAGGTGGTCGAGCGTGACGCTCCCATCCACGACAACGGCAAGGGCGAGTGGACGTACCAGCTCCCCGCCGGCTCTAACGGTAGGTGCAACGTCGGCATGAGGCACCACTCCTCGAACGGCATCGACTACTGCATCGTCAGCATGGACCGATTCGCGGACACGATAACCATCGCCTGGGACAAGAGAGTGCAGCAAGGCCCTTGACGTTGCCTGAGATCTATGGCAGTCTATCTATATACGGAGGAAATGTGAGTATGAACGAAAATGTAGAATCGCCCTGCGAGCTGACCCGTGACTGGGGGTTCGTCGGATTCATGGAGACGGGCAGGGGTTCCAAGCGCCACGAGGTGCGGGTTCCCATCGGTGTCTACGGCTCCTACCGCGACGGTGCGGCCCACGCAAACGCCTGGATGAAGTCCTGTGCGGGTGCCCTCCGTTGGGAAGGCCAACGGCTCTACAAAGAGATGAGCGACGGGACCACGATGCTACCGGAAAAGGTGGAGGCATGAGCAATGAGCAAGAATCGAAGTCTGGTCGGCGCGAGCCTATATGTAGCGTCACTGGCCGGCGCTGCACTGGGGGGTGTGCTCGTAGGGGTTGCGGTGGACGGCTGGACAATCCTCCAGAAGAGGCTGTACGCTGGACTAAAAGCGCCATCATCCACGTTGACATCATCGAGGGCGACATCGAGCGCGCCATCGAAGCCTGCCGCTCCGAGCGAGGCTACCCTGGACCCGAGCTGCGGGAAGCAGCTCGACTTGCCGCCGCCCTCACCACTGCCCTGAAGGAGTGCCTCCTATGATTACCCTGTGCGACCTGATGCAACTGCAAGCCGAGGGCCTCGTGGACGCGGCCTACGACGCCTGGCTGGCCTCCGACCACTGCGGCACGGTAAGCTACTCCGACCTGGTGCCCGAGGGCCCGGACGACTCCTGTGCCGACGACCTGGAGCATGACCTCAAGTCCTGGTTCCACGAGTGGGTCATCGAGCTGGAGGATGAGGATGAGGTGTATGCCGAGGGCTTCACGCTCCACGAGCAGAACCGCCTGCACGGCCTGGCCGACTCGTTCGTCTACGCCTGCATCGACGGCATCGAGTGTCAGAACGACATGGAGCTTACCTACCGGAGCCTGCCTCGATGAACATAGTGAGCACCACCCGGGAGACAATCAATGAAGCCGTCCACACGTTCAAACTTGACCGCGATGGGATGCCTGAGTTGGTTCCTCTGGGTATTCCCCCTCTTGACGATGAGCTTGGCGGCCTCGGTCCCGGCGCCATGGGTATCCTGGCGGCTGCTACAGGAGTGGGAAAGTCCTCCGCCGTGCTGTCTTCGATGCTGGCTAGCAAGGTCAAGGTGGGTTGTATTTCGGTTGAGGATGGGCCGGACGTTGTCGGCACCAGACTCCTATCAGCTCTCACGGGCATCAACTCACTGCGGATACGGCGCAAAGACCTGACACCGAAAGAGCTGGGCAGGATAGCCAAAGCCGCGAAGTCGAACAAGATGAACCACATGTACTACTCGTACCCCATCGGCGGACGCATCGACCGGGTCGAGGCTGCGGTGGACGCCATGGCCACGGCCGGGTGCAAGCTCATCTGGATTGACTACCTCCAGGAGGTTCACATCGCCGGGAAGTCTGACCGCCGCATGGAAATCAACGAGGTGATGAGCCGGCTGCACGAGAAGGCGGACGACGCCCGGTGCGCCATAATGATGCTCTCCCAGTTCCGGCGCCTCACTGATGGGGAGAAAGTCCCGCAGATTTACCACCTGAAGGAATCAGGTGACATTGAGAACAAGGCACGAATCATCGTGCTCGCTCATAAGGTAGCGGAGGCCGACGACGTGCGGCTGCGTTTCCGACTCGCCAAGTCCACCTACGGCGGCGAGCATATCACCTACGACATGACGCGCGATAGCTCTGGTACACTCCAGCACGCAAAGCGCTTTGACATTTGTGAGGACTTCTAATGGGCGGAAAAATGAGCAGAGACAAAGGGCACAACTTCGAGCGCTGGGTTGCCCGTGCGTTCAAGGTCGTGTTCCCCGAGGCCCGCCGTGGGCTCCAGTACCGTGACCCGCGCGAGTGCGACGTGGAGGGTACACCCTTCCGCATCGAGTGCAAGCGCCTGGCTGACGTGAAGGCTCGGAACATCACCGCCGCCCTCATGCAGTGCAAGGGTGACGGCGAGTCCCACGACGACGAGCGCCTGGCCGTGGCCATCACGAAGGCTGACCGCCGCGAGGCCCTGGTCCACATGACGTTCGACACCTTCCTGTCCCTCGTGGAGCGGCACTTCTACCACCCCACCGAGGACGCTGACATCATTCCCTTCCCGACCAAGGAGCAACGATGAAGATTGTAGTTGTAGGGGATACCCACGCACACCCCGGGTATGACAACAAGCGATTCGATGTCATCGGAGAGTTCGCCGCCGAGGAGCTATGCGGTGTGGACGACGGTGTGTTCGTGCAGAGTGGTGACTGGTCCGACTGCGTCGGGTTCAACACCCACGGCTCGAAGATTGAGATGGAGGGGGCCCGCTGGCTCGACGACATCGACTGCACCCACGACTCGTTGCAGCGCTTCATGGCTCCCTTCCACCGCCGCAAGCGTAAGCTCCCCCGGCGCATCATCACCAAGGGCAACCACGAGAACAGGGCCGACCGCTACGTGTCAGAGAACCCGCACCTCAAGGGTGTCGTCGGGTCGCACCAGCTAGGCTACGAGGACTTTGGCTTCGAGGTGGTACCGTTCAACCGGAGCATCAACGTCGGAGGCATCAACTTCATCCACCACCTGCTCGGCCAGTCGCCTCGCCCCGTGCGTGTCAACAGCCCGTCGAGTGGGTTCATCAAGCGAGGCCGGAGCTGGGTCGTGGGTCACACTCACGTCTCGGGTCACTACACGCACAGCTTCGAGGACCGACGCATCCATGGCATCGACCTGGGCTGCGCCATCCACCACAAGATGGGACACCAGGAAAACTGGTCCTGCCAAACGGCTCACATGTACGACCGCTGCATCTGGGTCTTCGACAACGTAGAGGATGGGGACTTCGATGTGAAGTGCGTCCGCCTCGAAACCCTGGGAGTCTGACATGGAGCAACACGAAGTAGAGTTCAACCCCGCCGAGCTGCACCTCACGCCGCTCCACCCACCGCGCAAAAGGTTCTGGGACTACCTGCCCGTTGCCTTCTGCGAGTGGTACCTCCGCCGGGACTTCCACAACCCCAAGGCCACGCCCTACGAGGTGTGGATTATTCACAGCGCCCTGCTGCGCTCGAAGTACAAGGCCCTGCGGCAACTCATCGAGGAGATGGCCGCTGGCCAGGACGCCCTCCAGAAGCTCATCGAGCGGGTGCCGGCTGCCTTCATTCACTCCGCCCCTGATGGACCGAAAGTAAACCCCGAGGATTTGAACTAATGAACAACGATGTAAACTTCGCGGCCGTGGGCTGGGACGACAACACCGAACGCTACTGCGTCTGCTGGCAAGCACAGGCCATCTGTCATGCCGACGCCTGGAACCAGTTCGCCACCGACACCACGGGCGCCGACGACAACGAGATTGTTCTGATGATTGCGCTCGACGACCACACGACCACCGTCCGCCGCGCCATCGTCACCACGACCATCGACTGGGAGGGACCATAACATGCCCGTCTACGAACACCACTGCCGCGACTGCGATGTCGAGTGGCTCGAAGAGTACAGCATCGCCACGTATGAGTTCTACAAGGGACGTGACCGCAACGTGACCTGCGTCGGGTGCGAGTCCCACAACACGTACCGCTGCGTCACCACCTCGGGGGCCATCCAGTTCAAGGGACCAGGCTGGTCACCGGACGGGTACTCGAAGGACACCGCCCTTGAGAAGTACAAGGACAAGGGCATCAAAATCTACGACCGCCGTGAGGACCACGACCGGGAAGTGAAGGGCCAGGCCAAGGCCGCCGAGCTGGCACGCCTCAAGCGCCTCGACGCAGCGAGCAAGCAGGCCCTCGGCAACGACGCCGGGGTGACCCAACGTGAGGCCGACGCCAAGGTAGAGGCCGCCGGGAAGGACCGTGTCGCACAGCTCCCGAGCGCCAAGGAGGGTGGCAAGTGAGCGTCAAGCACAGCAAGCGCATCGAGCACACCCTGGCCAACGAGGAGGCGAACTACGCCAACCGCTACAGTGCGACGTGGGACGAGGGTGGGCACTGGGTCCAGTTCCAGTCGGACGAGTTCCAAATCACCATCACGAGGGACGGGGCGGCCAAGCTGAAAGAGCTGGTCGATGCCTTCCTAGAGTACAACCATGAGTGATGACGGGAAAGAGCTGGCCATCGGTTACGGGGAGCTGGCCTACGCCATCCTCTTGTGGCAGCTCCGCAACGAGCAGGGCACCCGTGCCCAACAGATTGAATCGGAGCGCCGACTCTCCGTCCTGGCCGACTCACTCGTGGCCGTAGGCTACTCACTCAAGGCGAAATCCTAATGGGCATCAACCACCCCGACCTGGCGTTCTTCTACTGGTCCGCCATCACTCTCATCATGCTAGCCGTATACGTCTGGAGCCCAAAGAAATGACTGTCTGCATCGCTGCGAAGTTCAAGGGGGGAGTGCTCTGCGCCACCGACACAGCCGTCACCACCGGGGGCACGCGCCTCAGCATGAACGACATCAAGGGCTTCCCGCTCGCCGGGGGGTTCGCCATGTACGCCGGCACCCTGTACTACGCCCAGGAGATTCGGCACGCCGAGGGGACCGACGTTCGCACCCGGCTCAAGACTGTCCACGAGGAGCACAAAGAGGAGGCCGACGACGACGGCTGCTCACTCCTTTCCGTGACAGCGAAAGGGGACATCTCTATCTGGGAGCACTACGGCTCCGAGGTTCCCATGAACGACTACGCCGCCATCGGCTCCGGGGCTGACCTCGCGATGTTCGGCCTCGACCTCGTGTACTCCCCGGAGCGTTCCGAGAAGTGGCTACGAGAGCATATCAAAAACATCATCGCTAAGGTAGAGCGCCGAGACGTTATGGTCTTCCGCCCCATCAAGTGGTACAGTGTGAGGATTCCCCCTGCAAAATGACACCCTTAGAAATCTTCTTCAATCTCTTTGTCGTCGCGGCCTTCTGCGCCGCTGCGGTAGACCACTGGTTCGTGGGGCGTGGCTACATCATGGTCCCGTTGCGGGTGTTCATGCTGGCCTGCTTCGTGTTCACGGAGGGCTACCTCGCCGTCCACGCCCAGCCAGCGATGTGGTTGTACGTAGCCTTGAACGTCTGGGGTTTGGCCAATCTGTTCCTCGGGAGGAAAGCCCCGTTGAGGCGTGGAAGCGGGAATGTTTCATCGCCCACGTCACAGGACAACCCCTCACCTCCGAGCAGGAAATGTACGGAGCCGCAATGGCATGGGTCGGACGAGAGCGAGTGAAGACATGGCGCTAGCACTAGACCCGGAGGAAACCGTCTACTGGCAATGCCTCACCCCTGATGAAAGGAAAGGGCGCAAGGGAAAGGAGTTCCGTGCGTTCTTCAAGGAGTGGACCAAGGGGCTCACGCTGCCCGTCAAGGAGCTGACCTATGTTCAGCGTTGACTGCTGCGGGTGCATGTCCTACGAGGGCACACGCACCTGGCTCGTCGAGGTAGACCTCAAGCGCTGGTACGACTCACGCATCGTGGCGGAGATGGTCTATGGCAACCGCCCGTCGTGGGCGTTTATACCACGCCGATGTGGGGCTGACGGACAGCCACTAGTTCCCAGCCCCTCTTGTTGAACGCTGCCCGGCTCACGCGGTTCTTCTGGTTCCCGCCGACGCCCCAGTAGTGGTGCTTCGTTATCTTGTCCAGGAACAGAACGTGGTACCCGCCCCGGTTACTGCCGGTCGGGTTCTTCTCTGACCGCTTGCGCTGACGGATGACGATGATGGCGCCCCGCTTGGGGTTAGCCGCCACGCCATACGTCTTGTACGACACGGCCCGGGCGTCGTTCGTCGCCTCGTAGCCGCAGGCTTCAAGCACATGTGACACGAACACCGCGCACCAGGCTGTCTCATCACGAGACTTGCCCCAGCGGCCGATGTTCAGCGCGTGCTTCTTGAGCCACCCCAGGATGGTGGGGTTGTGCAGTTTTCCCGGTAGCTCTCGGAGCCCCTTGTAGCTGGAGGCCACGTCGTAGAGCTGGGACATGTTACTCGCCGTCTTTGCCTACAATGTCCTCGACCTTCTCTAGGACTTCGAGGGCCTTGTCGTCCTTGTCGGTCTTGGTCTTGGGGGCAACCAGCTTGAGGACGGCGATGACGGCACCGAGCACGACGAGCGCTACGGGCACAGCGATGGTAAGAACTTCACTCATACCTATAACTGAAATGGTTGAGGTTAGGGTCGAGGCCCGAACTTTTCGCTTGCCTTCTCGTCCCCGTCTGCTACGGCCTTGGCGGTGGGGCTCTCCTCGGTCAGCACCTCGCGGGCCTTCTTGGGCCGGGGGCGGAGGAACATCTTGAGGAGGAGGAGGACGATGGCCAGGACGGCTCCGATTACTTTCAGCACTTGCGCCTCCACTTCGAGGAAAGGGCTACAGCCCGAGCGGGCAGGCTGGGGTGTACGTTGTGGACCGCCTGGAGCCACGCACAGGCCGCAACCTTCCTAGCGGCTCGCCCATGCACTGCATCCAGAGAAAGGGTCACCTCGCGGAGCCTAGCCACCTTGGCGGCCTCGTGCTTCCACGGGGTGATGCACACGTCGTACTCCGACCAGTCGGCCGACTCACGCACGCATGTATCGTTCTGCTCCACGTAGAGTGCAGCGAACTGTTCGTCGATGCGGTTGGTGGTGTGCGCGGCCTCTTCGACCGCACGGTCCCAACACCCACTAGCGAAGGAGAGAATGAATAGGAGAAAGATGTACCGCGCCATTGATGTGTGTATCCTGGTAAGCCCCGGCACAGCCGAGGGTACAATAGATTCCGCTGATGATACCGAAGCTCACGATTCCGACGAGGTGTCCCTTGTCGTTGAGCACGGGCCCACCGGAGTTGCCACCGATTTGTCCAGCGTCGTGCTGGAACCATAGGCCACCGAATATGCCGTTCTCTCGTCGAGGGTGCGAAACGATACCACGGGTGAGTGAGTTGGTGTACTCGCCCAGCGCGTGACCAATGACCCACACCTCTTCGCCGTAGCCCGGAGCACTGCGTGCGAGACGCACACCCCTGGGAAGTTCACGTCTGTCCGCTGGCACGAGCACAGCCAGGTCGGAAGTTTCATCTGTCCCCCATACTGCCGCTTCCCAACGGCCCCGGAATGTTTCAACGTAGACAGCCTCGCCACCTGCAATGCAGTGGTACGCTGTCATAACTTTGTGGTCAACGATGACGCCGGAGCAAAAGGTACGTCCGGATTCGTTCTGGAGCTGTACGACGGAATGAAACTCTTTCTTGCCGATGCGTGCATCGTCTACCGCACGGGCGGGCGTTGCCCCGCAGGCGGCGGCGAGTATCAAGGCGAGGATAAACTTTCTCATTGGAATACTTTCAACAGTGTGAGCATCTGGCTGCCACTCGCTGCAAGGACTGCGGCAAGGACTGCTGTGCGTGTCTTGACCTTCCCGTTACTAACGGCGAGGGCCTTGATGTCGTCCTCGTTCTCAGCGACCTGTTCCCACTGGGCTTCGTCCTTAGCGATGTGGACTCGTAGCTCAGTGAATAGCTCGTTCTGGTTGGCGAGGAGGCGGTCTAGTTTCTCGTCGGGTGTCATAGCATGGACTCAAAGGTAAGGGGTGGCTCTCCGATGCCCTCTTCAAAAAGGTTGCGGCTTACATCGGCGGAGTACCCGATGACGCCCAGCGACCGCATACCAATATGGTAGTGGTCTGGTCTAATCTCGCGAAGCTCCTCCATGAAGTCGGAAAAGAGCATCTCTCTATCACCCAACAGCGCGATGCCGATGGGGAAGTAGTTGTCGCAGGCGGGGTGCCCGTCGTCACATAGTACGCTCAGTACCATGTCCAGGTCAGCCCAGCGCTTCAGCTCACGTCCTATCCCCACGGCGCAAGCTCCCAGGCGTCGGCTGCCTTGTCGGTACACTCTGCCACGGTGGCCACGCCGTAGACGGTGAAGCGCGTAGTGGGTCGGGAAATGCGGCACGCTCCGCTGGGGCCATCGGCTGCCAGCTCAAGGAACCCCTTGAGTATGTCGGTGTCCCAGTAGACGGCGCAACGTGCGTTGGTCAGGACGAGCTTGGCCGGCGCCTCAGAGTCATCCTCTAGGTATCCGAAGTACACGCCTCGGTTGTTCGTAGTAACTAGGACGGGGTTCATAGCGTGTGTACTCCGTAGGTTTCGTAGTCAATCTGGAGGGTCAAGTAGAAGGTGGACGAGCTGCCCGCTGTTCGCCGGAAGAACGCCATGACGGCTACGTTGTTGGCAACGTAAGGGTCATTGATGGTGTGGTCCCGCACGGTTAGCTTGGCGCCGCCCGACCCAGTGGCCCAGGAGCCGTTGATGGAGGAGTCCACGATGGGGTCGTAGGTACTCGCTGCCGCCTGGAAGTCTATCTGAGGGGAGCCGGTTAGCTCGAAGTCCATGGTCACGTCGGTAGGGTGGCGTATGATGGTGCGTACCCGAACGATGCGAGTCAAGCCGGTGGTGTGGAAGAGTCCGGGATAGTGCCAGCCGGCAGTCGAGGGAAAGGAGCTTGTCCCGTAGGTGGAACTCCAGGCGGTATCATTGTGGGGGCCGGTATTCGTCGAGCTATACCAGGTGTTCACGGTAGTCGGAGCGATAGTACACGTCGTGACAACACGCTGCATACCAAGACGCAAGTCCCGGCTCTCGTCATCAGTAAAGTACGGCTTACATGGGGCTGAGTTACTGACCCACCACTTTCCGCGCCCTGCGGCGGAACCAGGTGCCGACGAGCGCTCCGCCTGCGTGTAGACCGCGTTAGTACCCAGGTGCTTCAACTCGTTGCTCTGCATCGCGAGTATGTCAGTGCCCTCGACGCGCCACCGCTTCAGGGTGTTGTCCCACATGGGGATGTCGCCGTCGTTCGCGGGGTCCGTCTCTTGTAGGAGCATGACCTGGGAGTCTTGCGCTGCGTCGTCGCTGAACATTGGGCGCGTCGGTGCGGTGTTCTCGACCCAGAACTTTCCCTGTCCCACTACGTTTGTCGGTGCGGTTGCGCGCTCCCCCAAGGCAAGGGCGGGTGACCCTTCCATGATTAGTTCGTCGGTGCTATTGTTGTAGACGAAGTTTGCGTCTACGGTGCAGTAGTCACCCGCGGCGGCGACAGTCCAGAAGGGGATGGTCCTGTCTACGGGGTTGTACGCCCGGAGGATGGACCAGTCGAGGCCACCCGAGCCAGTCCACATCGGCTCGTCGTAGGTGCCCGCAGTCCTCGCCCACAGCTCACACTCGGTGGCGGTAGTGACGTTGACCTTCGCGGCGCGGTGAGTGATGAAGGCGGCGTCCTGCGGGGTGGTACCGTCAGTGGTGACGTAGCTGCCACCGCCGCCGAGGCCACTGCTCATCAGCGTCTCAACACCAGCGTCATCCTTCGAGTACATGAGGCCATCGGCCTTAGCGTAGACGGCGACCTTCCCGGCTGCCGGGGTACCCATCGAGGAGGAGTGCTCCCCAACGGTGAGGCCCGCCGTAGCGGAGTCAATCTCGATGGCCCCAGTGAAGGCGCGAGTGCCATCCACTAGGGAGTAGAGGGTGTGGTCATCGTCGGCCAGGCCCGTGAGGTCACCGTGGTCGGCTACGCCGCCGGAAAGGAACAGCTTGACGAAGGCGCTCTCTACAGAGAACAGCTCGGTCGCACTCTCGTTCACGATAATCTTGCCAGCGAGGACGCCATGCCAGTAGTCGATGTGGGGCGGGAGGACGCTCGGCGCTAGGGCCTGCTCGGCCTGGGTGCGGGTGTAGTTGCCCGTGCCGTAGACCACGTACATATCCTGGTCGTGCGGAGAGATGTAGACCCAGTGGACGCCGTAGCGGTTGGCGCTCAGGGCGGCGAGGGTACCGGACCCGTCGTCGTAGTAGGTGTTGTCGATGACGCTGTTGCCACTGGAGACGGTCCAGCCGCTCGCGCCGTCGCTGTAGAAGTCGAGGAAGGTGTCAGAGACGGAGGTGTCCTGCGCTGCCCACTCGGCCACGTTGAGGCCCAGGTAGAAGGTGCCGGCCGTGATGTCGAAGTGGAGCGTACCTGCGTCTGCGATGGCTGCGCCCGTGGCGTGCGTCGTACCGTCCACGTTGTAGAGGCGTCGGTTGACCTCGCGCGCCAGGTTGCTCTCATCGTAGCGGTTGGGCGTCTGGTGCAGGAAGTTGCCGGAGCGGTACACCGACCAGAGGAGGAGGTTGGTGTTCAGGTCCGTGGGGAGGACAGTGCTGACGGCGACCTGCGGGGTGCCTGCGTTGTACTCGACGTAGACGAAGTTGATGCTGTTGTCGGTGAGCGCCTGTGCAGGAACCTCGGTCCAGCCCATGGAGTACACGGGCTCCGTGTCGCCATCTATGGCTCGGATGAAGCCGGTCCCGGCTCCGACGATGATGGTGCCGTCTCCGTTGTCGGTGAAGTCTCCGCCGCTGATGTGACCCACGCCCAAGGTGTGGTCGATGACCTCCTGCACGGTGTCGATGTCGGGGGTGCCCAGCACGGCAACGGTTACCTCGCTGCCGGTGTAGTCGCCCTTGACGCTGACCACGTCCCCGGTGCGTGCATGGACGGTGTCCACTGGGTAGTTGGGAACGGGAATGGCTGCGATGTCCGTGGCGAGCTTGTCGAGCGCGTCGTCCACGTAGGCGCCGGTCACGCCGGAGTCGTTTGTAACTTCGCTGGCTGGGTAGTCGTCTGCCTGCGCGACCACATTTCCGGTGCGGCCTTCCCAGCTATCGACGGTGGCGGTGATGGCTGATGCGTCCGGGTCATTGTACGGCTGCATCCCCTCGGGGTATTCACGGGTCGGGAAGATGTCATACGACCACGAGGTCGTGACGCCGTCCTCTGTGACATGTACCTGCGTAGGGTCGATGCTCCACCCTGAGTCTCGCGTGCAGACGAGCTGCACCGTGGCGCCCAGGTCTTCCACGCTGACCGTGTAGCCCGGCGCCGCGCCCCCGTCACCGGAGTCGTAGACGGATTCCAGCACCCCGCCCTCCGTCGTGACACGCACGAGGAGGGAGGCGTAGCCGTCCGTCACTTCAAAGCTGAACTGTTCAGCGAAGTTGAGGGTGAGGCCGCTTGCTGGGACTCGGTTGGAGACTGTCATTAGGTTGCAGCAATCTTCCAGACGGCCGCACCTGCGGAGTTATCCACGCAGACGTAGACATCGTCATTCGTAGTTTCGTGGTACATGCTGAAGATGGAGTAACCGTCAGCGATGTCGTCTCCGATTCCTGGCGCTGCTGCACCGGAGCCGTTGAAGGGCGCTGCCTTGCGGATGACGTGGAGAGCCATCTCGACACCGGGCCACACGTTGCCCGAGGAGTCGTCGGAGGTTACCTCAAGGTAACAGTGCCCGCCCGATGCAACCGCATCCTTGTCCAGCGTGAAGATGACCGACTCGGTGGGGTCGAACTTCTCGCGGAAGAGAATCTGGTCGCCAGCCTTGAGCGAAAGGAGGATGGACGAGTGGTCCACGCCGCTTACGTTGTCGAGGTACTGCTCATAGTTGATGTACATGTCGATGGTGTCAGCCATGACCACGTCGCCCATGCCGGCTACGCCCGGGTTCGGGGCGGTCCATGAGGGGGGCCCAATACCGTAGGCGGGCATCCAGTAGCCGATGCCACTGTTGAACTCCTGGTCGTTCGCGGCCTCGTAGGCCAGGAAGGTGAACTCACTACCGTTCGTGAAGGGCGGCAGGTTGATGGTCATGTCGGTCAGCGCGATGGTGTACACGTCGCTGGTTTTCGACGGGGTGCCCATCGTGGCCTTGAGCCAGGTGAAGGGGTCAGAGCCTTCAACCGTCTCCAGGAAGTCGCCACCCCAGAGCACGATGTCGCTTGTCCGGTCGATGCCGTCAGCGTTCGTGTCGTGGATGTACATCGTCGTGGGGATGGTGTTGTGGTCGAGGGACCACTTGCCCGACGCCGGGGTCGTGGTGAGCGAGCTATCGAACGCCCAGACAGGACGGTCGGGAGCGGCTGCGCCGATACCCTTGATGTGCTTGACGGAGATGGAGTGGCCAACCGCGAAGGTTCCCACTGAGTCAACGAGCAACAGGCTGTTGAAGATAGTCTCCGGGGAGTTGTAGCTCGGGTCGCCCGTCACCTTGAAGTAGGCGTACTGCGCGGTCGCGCCAGAGGCCCGCTCGAAGAGGAGGTAGTCGTTCGCCCGCACGGAGTCGAGGAGGATGGGGTACACGTCGGCGCCCCCTTCCCGGTCGTCGTGGAAGTCGATGCGCGTGACGCTGGCTGGCGTCATACTGTCCCACTTCATCTGCTGGGTGCCTGCCGTCGAGTTGGTCAGGGTCCAGATGCCGATGCCGGTGGTAGCCGTCGCGCCGAGGCTGAGGGTGTCTAGCCCAACTGCAACCTTCCCGTTGCCCAGGTCGGTGACCTCGAAGCCATCAGCGTCGAAGTCAATCCAGCCCACGTCGTTACGGACGGAGACATCACTCTCGGTGACGAGAAGGCTACCGTCGTAGGCGGCGGCGTAGGGCTGCATCCCCTCGGGGTAGATGGCCGTGGCCGTGAGGTAGTACTGGTAGGCGGTCTGGACGGAGCTGCCCGACTCGTTCTCTACCACAAGGATGCTCGTAGGCTCCTTGTTCCACCCTGCCGTGCGCGTGATGGTGACACGGTCTTGGCTACCGATGTCCTCCACGGTGACCACGTACCCCGACTGTGCCCCACCGAGGGTGGAGTCGTAGGCGTACTCGTCGCCCCCGCTCTGGGTGACCTTCACCACGAGGGAGGCGTAGGCGTCGTCGAGGTCAAAGGTGAAGCTGTCCGCCGGGGCGATCACGCTGTTCGCTGCTGGGTT